GCTTGACCCGCAACAAGTCCATGGGGGGCAATTGTTGTGTACGTAACGACAGATCCTGAACCACTGACTGCAGTTAACGTGGGAGTGAGACTCTGGACTGCAGATCGACCTCCGCCTCCACACACTCCACCACCACTGGCACCGTTTCCACCGCCGCCAAAACTTACTGCGTTTCGTCCACCCTCTCCAACTAAGATATAATAGGTTACACCAGGTGTAATCGCAAACGTTCCAGTTAAGTATGCACCTGCGCCTCCAGTGTTACTGCCTCCCGAGAGGTTAGCACCACCACCTGCACCCCACATGAAGATGGTAGCAGTTGTTGCTCCGGCCGGGGCGAGATAGGGTTGAAGAGCTCCGGTAAAGGTGAAAGTTGTAGACACCGGTGTTCGTGTAGGTCCGCCGCCTGACGCAGACGGGGTCACTCCGTTGATGACCACCGCGCTTGTCGTGGGGGACGCCAATGCACCCACCTGCGACGTGCGGACAACAGCGCCTAATCCAGGTAGAGCAACGGAAACGCCGCCTGATTTGGAGACCTTAGCACTACTTCCGGCTGGAACATACTGTGCGGCGGCCTTGACGAAGGATGTAAAATCAGATCCCGATGGGCGCAGGACGGGCATTGTTACTCTAGGACAACATAAATCTAGAGAAACCGGTGATTATGTAGTGGTTAGACTTATTTGTCGAATTAAACCATTGTTTGCACCAGACGTCGTTAAGATGACATTACCGGCAGAATTTACCGCTATCCTTGATGGGTAGAAGAAACTCGCGCCCGTCCCCGTGCCATCTTGATTCGCAGCTGTATTGTTTCCGGCAATAGTTGTGACGACACCCGAATTTAGCGCATACGTTGATGTCCTGACAAGTCGTATACGCTGATTGGCACGATCCGGTACAACAATTGTTCCATCGGGGAGAACCGCACACTCGGCATATTCAGCATTGAAGCTTGCGGCCGCTCCCGTGCCGTCGGCAAAGCCGGGGGTGCCACTACCTGCGATCGTCGTTACAACACCGCCTGGATAGGTAACATAACGAATAGTTGGTCCGTCATTTACAATGAGATTCCCGTTAGGGAGAGTTGCGATTCCCCATGGTCCACTGAAACTTGCACCCGTAGTAGTTCCATCTATAGATGCAGCTGTAACGTTACCGCCAGCAAAGAGTGTGACTGTCCCCGAACCCGCGTAATCCGATATGGTGATAAGCCGAAGAGAGTGACGGCTACCACCAGCATCGCATACCATCAGATTTCCGTCTGGGAGCCGTGTAACACTGTTCGGATACCCGAATACCGCCGCCGCACCTGTTCCGTTAGTTTGTGTTCCACTCGTCGCACTTCCTGCGATAGTCGTGACGACGGCTCCGGGATACGTGACGTGGCGAATCGCCGCCTGCTCGGTTGTGATCAAGTTTCCATTAGGAAGGGCATGTATACTGAGTGGAATCTTAAACCGAGCACCTGAGCCTGTCCCGTCAGCATAAGTCTGTCCCGGGGTACCAGCAAGGAATACTGCTGTAGTTCCTGGATAAGCAAATGTATAAATTGATGCGAGATTATAGTCAAAAACTGCTACCCTACCACCAGCAAGGAACTGTATTCCATTTGTCCCAAAAAATCCGGATGAAATATATGTCGTCACCACGGCGAGATAGGTGACAACTGTATTTGTTACGGCGGCAACCACAGCTATAATAGACGGAATAGACAGAGTTGTGTTTGTGGGAGATGCCCGAATTGCGACGATGGATGCCTTGGCAACAGCACCTAATCCTGCAGGTGCCACCATCATACCACCCCCTGATTTGGACGCCTTAGCACTACGTCCAGGAGGAACATACTGAGCAGCCGCCTTGACGAAGGATGTGAAATCCGACCCAGATGGGCGCAGGACCGGCATTATGGTTTACGGAGAGAAAAGACTAACAACATAATGCGGTTCGTTCTTATCAGCACGCACGTAGATCAAACGACGGGGTATTCCAAGGTCGTCTTCAATCTCCTCAAGCAGCTTGCAAAGCTGGCCCCAGCAATCAAGACCTATCATTTTGGGTTTCAGCGCCACCCGTCTCGTGGAAACATTCGCACGGTGCCGTCGGGTGTCGTCGCCTACGATGCAGCGGCAAACGAGGATCCGAAGGAGGAGGGCTTTGGCTTCAACAAGATCCACGAGTACCTGGAGATGGTGAACCCTGATGTAGTCATGATCTACAATGATCCTCTGATTATCCACCGCTTCGTGGAGGCCATGAAGTACAGCAAGGAGACGTCGCCGTATAAGCTGTGGGTGTACGTGGATCAGGTGTACGAGGGAATTGCTCCTCAGCTGGCCGATACGATTCGCACGAATGCCCACCGTGTCTATTGCTTTACGCAGTATTGGACAGATGTCTTCAAGACATACGGCGAGTTTCCCGATGTGCGCACACTGGAGAATGCGGTGGATACGACCATGTTTTCCAAGCTTCCTGATGGAGTCCGAACCACCATTCGGGCGACGATGGGTCTGCCGTTCAATGCCGTTCTCATGGTGAATGCAAATCGCAACAGCCAGCGGAAGCGTCACGATCTTGCCGTCATGGGATTTGCGGAGCTTCTTGCTCGTGATCCCACGAAGCCGTACTACTTCATGATTGTCACGGGTCTCAATGCTCAGCAGGGCGCTTATTACGATATTAGCCGAATCTTCACGACAGAGCTTCAGCGTCGTGGCCTCAACCCCGAGGACTTTGTCAAGCGACTTATGCTGGTGGATACGTCCGCAAAGCCCGTGCCTGATTCCGCCATCAACGAGATTTACAATGCTGCGGACATTGGCGTGAACACCTCCGATGGAGAGGGATTCGGGCTTTGTCAGATTGAGCACCTGTATACGGGTGCGCCGCAGATTGTGACGGACATTGGAACCTATCGTTCCTTCATGGACGAGACGGTGTGTGGATTTGTCAAGCCCGGTGACCGTGTCTACTTCTCAGGGACCATGCCCCTTGGACTGTGGGCCCCGAGCTTCAGCTACAAGGACCTTGCGGATGAGATGGAACGCATGATCGCCGCCCTTCCTCAGTTCAAGAAGGCCGCAGCGGCCTACACCTTCAAGACGTGGAACGAGGTGTGTGCGTCTTGGCTGGAGGACGTCAAGAACGAGGCTTGACGAGTGTGTTAAAGCAGAAACCGGATTGAAGTTGGTGACATCATAACTCCCATACGCAGAAGGCGCTGATGGTCGTCCCACGCAGGTCCGTCAAACACTTCTTTTGTATTCGGATCAATGATGAGTGAGATGCCCTTGATGAGGACTTTTTGCAGACGGCGGTGCTTCTTGGATGTGTTGCGCAGAACAGTGGCATCCAAGTCTTCACTCTTGATGTTCGGCTTGAAGGCCAAGTCCTCTCCAGTTGTGGTGCTGTCAAATCGCATACAGGACACCTGCGGACGTTCCCGGGAGTGGAGCTTTCGGTGAATCTCGCAATCCACCGCGGACTCCTTCAGCAACAGGGACATTCGCTGACCAATGCGCTCCTTTTCATACGCCGTTTCATACAAGTATTCATCCGTGGACATGAATGTCTCCACAGGGTCGCCCTCATAGCGCTTTGTGACCATATCGTTACGACGAATGGCCACAATGTTCGGGTATTCTGCGGATTTCATCTGATCCTCCGTAAAGACTGAAATGTAAAAACTGACCTTGACTGTGCGCTCCTCCATCGGAAGGGTTGCGTGAGAGCAAATACGAATAGCACGACCAATGACCTGATCGTGGCGAGCCGGAGTCCAGTGCGGTTCCATAATGTGAACGTGGCGGACATTGGTGAGTGTAATGCCTTCTGCGCCCGACGCCGAGGCCATCAGGATGTTCAGAATCTTCTTGCCACGCTTTTCCACACTTTCCTTGAGAGAGGGCGGAAAGTTCTTTGAATAGACGCCGTTGAAGATCTGGCGGGTCAGGTCACGCTCTTCCTCCTTCTCCTCGCCTGTGTAGAAGGTATACGCCGGACGGTCATCCATCTCAGGATCTTCTACCCACTGATTTGCAGAGTGAGACAGCTTGTATCTCTGCCATCCTGCGTGTTCAAGCACAGCCGACAAGACGCCCAACCCTTCCAATGAGCGATACTGCGAGTAGATAAACTGATTTCCGTCCTTGGACTTCTTTATGTTCTTCAGAATTCGGAGCATCTTGGGGCTGAAGACTTCCAACCCCTTTTCAGAGAGATACCGATCGGGTTCCGCCAAGAGCTTCTTCCGAATTTCGTCACCCGATATCTTTTGCGGCTTGTCTTCTGCTGCTCCTTCCTCTACCTCGGGCTTCTTCATGTCAAGAGGAAGCGCATAGTCGCACACCAGGCGTGTCGGAACTCGGAACGTACTGAGGTTCTCATTCAGTTTGCTTCGTCCTCGGCGAGAATCAATCTTCATTTCAATCCAACGGGCTTCAAGGTAGCGCGTGAACTGTTCTTTGGACATTGGAACCTTCTCCAGCGTATCCTCAAGTTCAATGCGTTTCGGAAGAAGGCGCTCGTCAGCACCCTTGAAATACGAAACAAGTCCTTGAATGCGACGACGAAACAGCATGGGGTTCTTCACATTCAGTCCATCAATAAACAAGCTTGCAAACTCTTCATAGTCTGTGGGCAAACACTGAAACTCTTCAGTTGTCACGCGCTCCGTGGCAATCTCACCGCCACCGACCTCAGTTTCGATCTTGGTCTTTACCGATGCAACCCAGTCTGCGGCCTGAGAAATGTATGGCATGTCCTTCATGTACTGAACTGCAATACGATCACCCTCTCCGTTGTATGTGGACCGAAACTGGGGCGGATTGCGCGTGACCATCACCTGCTTTTTC